CTCTTTTGCTACTGAATTTTCGCAATGAACTTTGATGAATGTGCCATCTATTTTTTCTATTTTTACTTCTTCATTGGCCATGACTAAACTTGATCCACTCAATAGCTGAACGAATATTCCATTGCCTATTTGCTACTATCTTTACCACGCCGTCCAAGTAACTGACGAGTTCTTTCTTTTCCGTGATTTGACGCTCTAGTTTGATAACATCATCATCTGCGTCAATGAACTTATCAACATCCGTTTTCAGGATATTTAGGTCAAATGGTTCCCACTTAAATTGGTCTAGTTCCTCTTTAGACAGCTTTCCTGTGTAATAGAGCCACTTGTACTTCTTCATGACGCGAAGGGTTCTCTCGTCCTCTGCAAGGGCTTCCTTGTGCTTTTTAAGGAACAGTAGATACTTGTTATGAATCTGTGGGGTGTTTACAGATTCAATGGCAAGTTCCGTGGAATCTATCTTGAGATCTTCTTGTACTTGTTGTTTTAGTTCATCAAAATTCATAATTTAAGTATACACAATAGTAAATAAAATCAACTAGTTATAGCCCCTGGATCTGGGTCAAACGAATAATAAGTGTAAGCAAATGTAACGGTGGCTTTTTGTACAGCATTGGAAGGAGCATCAGTCATAAATTTTAATCCAGATAAAGCAACTGGAAAAACTTGATGAAAGATGACTTTAATGTTGTCGTTATATGTTCCTTTTGTTAAATGCAAATAAGCATTGCTTTCCCAAGACTCAAAAGGAAGTTCATTGTTATAATTGTCGCTGTCGATATTTCCGAGATGTCTCATCCACTTATAAATTTCCAACCAATTGGTCATTTTTTCATCAACTAAAAAACTCAAAGTCAAATTTTCGAACTTGTAAGCACCGATTGGTCTTTTTACTGGTATACCAAGAGTAGTTGGTTGATCTTGAGCCTCAAGAATCAAATTTGGTAAATTTGCTTCTTGGGTGTAATATTCTACGGTTGGAATTCTTGAGAGTTCAAACCTAAAATAATTTTGACCTAGTGTCGAAATTTCTGTAAATGACATAAACTATGTAGAAAAGAAAACGGGAGCCATTTCTGGCTCCCGTTCCCGAAGTCTTAGATACTACTTATCAGTTGGTGTTGCCGTGGAGGTTGGTAACACGGAAGATGCGGTAGTACTGGTTTGCGCTCTGGGTCATGGTTTCACCGTCAGGTAGACCTGTGGTGGTGTTGACAACGAAGGGATTAGCAACCATGCCGTAGCGGGTCTTGAAGCCGATCTTGGGCTGGAAGGTATTAGGATCGACTGCACGGACCATCTGGAGTGGGACATAGGGGCAGTAGAAGAGGCCAGCGTCGTATGGGCTTGCACCACGGTAGCCGACGCAAACGAAATCTACACCAGACTGGACATAAGGATCGATGTAAACGCGCATCTTGCCGTTGAGTACGCCAGCAAAGGTGTTGCCGGTATCATCAACTTCAAGCTGGTTGTTTAGAGCGGGGCTGATGTTTAGCCATCCACCCATTGCGAGGGCTGAAGCAACATCTGACGAGCAGATGATGAAGTTACCCTTACCACGACGAGTTTCCTTGGCGATCTGGTTGGCTTCGCGTTCAATCTGGAACATGAGGCCACGGAAGCGTTCAGCTGACCAACGACCGTCTGAGTCGGTTAGGAGGTCATAAACGCCGCCACCGAAGCTGCTTGAGCTTAGGTCGGTCTGAGCTGCACCAACCTTAGCGACATGGTAGATGCCACGAACGACTTCGCGGTTGATTTCAGCAAGAATTTCAGTGCTGAGAATGTTGGCGAGTTCGGTTTCAGCATCAAGTCCGTGAACAGCCTTGAGGTCCTGAGCAAGTTCAGTGGTGTAGTCGGCCTTTAGTGCGCGAGTCTTAGCCTGGACAGCAACCTTGTCGATGGTGAAGGCCATCTCGTTGAACTGCTTGGATGAACCAAGACCTTCAGCTTCGCCTACTAGCATACCCTTGAAGTCGTTTCCGTAGAAAGAATGCTTGGTAGCACCAGTTGTACCCTGGAAGAGGCTTAGACCATAGCTATCGCTATAGCTTAGACCGTTCATGTAGCCACCGTAACCAGCAGTACCACCTGAACCACCGAATGGTACAAATGGTTCCTGGAACAATGCTTCTCTTCTTAGAGGAGTTGGAGCATTGACTGGATCGTACTTGGGACGCATTGCGAAGATGAGTCCGGTTGGAGCGGTCATGGGCTGAACGCCACAGATGTCGTAAGCAATGAGGTTTGGCATTGCGCGACGAACGAGGCTGATTAGGATTGGGTCATAACCAGCGATGTTGGTTGAGGAAGGTGTAGCGACATTGCTGATGACTCCACCGAGGGTGTTGTCTTCAGTTAGTCTCTGAGTACGGATGGCCTGCTCTTGGTTCTCAAGGAGAACAGCAGTTACCTTAGTTTTGTAAGTGTCTTCGATCTGTGGGAGGGCTTCGTGCTTTAGAACTGGTTCCCACTTTTCAGTTAGAATATCATATGGGGTTGTATCGTCAAAATTCATTTGTATCTCCTAATGTTTTATTTATAATTTTTATTTCTTTAAGTGTCTACTGATAGCTTTCTTGTAAATGTCCATGCCTTCCGAAATTAGTTCAGGCTCAGATGCGGTGTCAAGAATATCTACTTTTTGTGAGAATCTTGGCATTGAGACTGGGGCTGATTGTGGTTGGCTATTTCCATTTCCAAAATAACTTTCTTTTAGTATTTGAATCTTGCCTCTGAATTGTTCGGCATCATCAAACTCAATACCCTCAGCTAGATTAGCTAGCTTTTCGATCTGGGTTTGGGCAAGGCCCTGAGTTTCCTGAGCAAAAACAGTTACTGCGGCGGATTCAAGTAACTTCTTTCTTAGAGAGATGTTTTCGTTCATTGAAGTATTCAATGCATCTTCTTGCTCTTCGATCTTGCTGTAGAGTTCGTCTAGAACATCATACTTTTCGTTTGGAACATCAATGAAGTTGCTTTCGAAAAGCTTCTTTAGACCAAAGATGAAATTCTCAGCTAGTTCTACTTTGATTCCTCTTTCGACCTGGAGCTTATTTTCGTTAACCCATTCTTCAACGACATAAGTTAGATAATCATCTACCTTTTCGGTGAGTTCGTTTACAGTGCTTGCGAGAGCATTGGTATACTCAGCCTTGTAAGCTTCGTTGATGCGAGTAGCAATCTCATTTGATTTTTCATTTACTGCGGCAACAAAGATTGTCTTGGCCTTCTCGACAAAATCTTCTGAAAGATTTGCGTTGGCGAAGAGAGCGGCTAGATGCTCTTTTAGAGCTTCTTCTGCACCTTCATCTTCTTCTTGTTCTCCTTGTTGAGCAGCTGGCTTAACCCCAGGCATTCCAGCGGCTGGAACCTTTGGTGTTGCAATTGTGCTCATGTTGATTTGAGCTAAACCTTCGGCAGGCGGATTCTTTGTTTGAAGAATGAATCCCTTACCTTCGGCATCGAATGATGATTTACCTAAAAAGTCCATTTCTACTGATGTGTCGTTCATTTGTTAATTCTCCGTTTTTATATATGTTTAAATTTCTGTTTGACCGTACTGAATGTTTGCTTGTGGTGTTCCTCGACCCATTCTTCTCAAGTTAACAGCCACACTTCCTTTTAATGCTTGAGGGGCTAATCTATATGGAGCTAAAAGTGACTTTAGAGCAGCTTCTTTATATTCTGCTCCCAATCTACCCAATGGCCCCTGTGCTCTTTCATTTGCCAAATAGTTCTGCCATGCGCCTTGTTCTTTTGCCCAAGCAGCACCGAGATAAGATCCGGCAGCAGCTGCATCTAAAGTATCTTTGCTATAATTTTTAGCTTTAGATCCACCAGCTAGTCTTCCGAATCCTCTCTTAAGCTTTCCTAAAACATTTCCTAAAACATTTTCATTTAACATATCAAAATCAATATTTCTATTTGATTCTGATAAAAAATGAAATTGATTTGAATTTAAATTCATTTAATTTTTTTTAGGAAATCTGCAAAAAGTTTTATAGATTCTGCCTGTAGCTTTCTTGAAGGAGTCTTCTTTAAGGAATTGTGATATTCAGCAATCTGCTGTTCCTTGAGAATACCGTTGTCCCAGATCCACTCTCTACCTTCCATGATTCCATTTACGAAAGCATTTGGGGCTGAAGGATCAGCGACAATATCGATAGCGGCAAGCATGAAGTCTTCTTTGACAACATTGACCCCGCCTCTCTTCTCTAATGACCCCATTCCACGGGTTGAAACTCCGAGCTTAACACCTTCATTCATTAGATTTTTTACAATCTGTCCGCATGGGGTGTCAAGAATCTTAGCTTTCCCATAGAAATCGTTGTTATTCTCGTATAGCCAAGTTACCTTGTGTGATACGCGATCTAGATTAACTGAAGGTCCGGTTGGGTGATTTAGTTCACCGAGAGCACGGTTCTTGTTCACATACTCTGTGACATAACGCATTGCTTCTTTTACAAGAATTGGCTTTGGATAAACTCTGCCATTCTTATTCTTGGTTTCAGCTTGCATGAAAACGCCTTCGATGAAATGTTGCTTTTCACCATTGGCATTTTCGGTTAGATATGCTACTTCTTCAATTGTTTCGGTGATTAGTTTCATTTATTATCCGTTATATGATAGACGAACATCAAACCCGGTAGGAGTTTTTGCTGGAGAATTAGTTTCTAGGGCTTCTTCTTCTTCGCCTTCTTCCTCTTCACCTTCTTCTTCGCCTTCTTCCTCTTCACCTTCGGACATAGCTTTTCCTATGGCCTTTCTGCGATTTGAAAGATACTTATCGCTCTTATCTGAATCGCCATCATTATCGATGTCTTCGTCTTCTTTTCCAACAGGGTCCATTTCTTCGTTAAAGGTTTCTTTAGCGACACGGACATATTCTTCAGCAAGTCTTTGGCCAAGTTTAATGGTCAAATCTTCTGCAATTATTTTTTTTGCCTTGACAGCGTTTTCTTCTAAAATCGAATGAATGATTGATTTTGCTTTCATATTTTTTTTCCTTTATTATCTATATTTTTTATTATTCTGGCTGTCCTTGTTCCTGTGCCATTTGCATTTGCATCATTTGTTCTTGCTGCTGCTTCGCAATATCTACGGCCATTTCTCTATTTAATTGCTCTATTTCCTCGTCGCTCTGCTTCAAAATGTTCTTTTTGATGTACATCGAAGAGAAATATTTTCCTATCATTGGCTCCATTTGAGCGGCCAATTCCATTCTTGCCGATAGAATTTCAGCATCTTTTAGATCTGTGAAATAAGAATCTTTATTGAAGGAGAAATTAATCGCGTAGTTTATTTCTTCCCAGTCGTTTTGGGTTATAACACCCTTAAGAACCAACTGAATTCTTAGTAGTTGCATGAAGACTTGGGCAAATTTATTTCTTAATCTTTCGATAAATTTGTAGAAC